GCAATAGATTCCATTCAGAAAAAAAGCGCAAGGCTTCAGCCAAAGAGCAGCTTGATCGCTACTACGATTATTACGACGAACAATAATGCCTTACCTTAACGCAAATATACCTGTCTTTGCCGCTTATTTAAGAAGCGACTTCCTTTACAACGACCAGAACAAAACTACAGACTATGTTCTGTGCGAGGTTCTTGGCATTACAAGCTTAACAAGACGATGCCTAACCTTTCAAATAATGACAGAGTATGGTTCTCGTCACGACAGAGTGCCCATTCACTATCTTGTAAATGATCCAGTCCACCAAAATTATCCCTTAGATTGGCTCCAGCTTTGGGACTGCTATTCTAATTCTCTATCAGTCACAAGATACGAGTACCATAAAAATTCAGCAGTCAAGATACAGCTAAAGAATCGTGAATGGGTAAATGGCAAATATTTGTTTACCGTTGATTGGCACGACAACCCAGATGCTCCATACGGCTACTCTGAAATGGCAGGAGGTCACAAGTGCGGGCATCTGATATGGGGGCTTTCAACTAGCAACGGTGAACCTGTAAACCAACTGTTTTTCCAACCAAATAATAGAATATTGTGGAAAGACGGCGGCGCATTCATCTCAAAGAAGTTCGACAAGAAGCCAGACTGGAAAGTTTTTGATAAGGAATTCTCTTGTGAAGGCTCCAGCAAATGGGAAGCTGAAGATAATTGGGACTACTTCTACCAGTTCAATCATGAACAAGAATCTGATAAATAAGATAGTAGTATGCGCTTTAGTAGCTCTGTTGGTTTTTGTCTATTTTTATAGACCAAAAAAGACAGAATACGAAGTTTTTTATTTTGAAAACGAACAAAAATTAGCTTTAGCCCTCCAAGCTAAGTCGCTCCAAACTGGAGGGCGTCCAGTTTTTGTTTTGCCTACAGGATCAATGCGTCCAACCGTACAAGATTACGACTACGTTATCATTATCCCTCCTTCTGAACAACCGTATGACAGCATCGAAGAAGGCGACATCGTGATGTATAAGGCTGAATGGACTACTCAAGATATTCCAGTTTTGCACCGAGCAGCAACTAAAGATCGGTGGGGTTGGATAATGAAAGGCGACAACCCAAATAATTCTTACGAAAATAAAAGTAGAGTCACAGCGCAGAATTATCTTGGCAAGCTGCATTCGATCTATAGGCTGAAAACGAATGATCGAAGTCCAAATAACTAAAGATATGGTCAGCGAAGCCCTTGACAGGGCGGCGCAAGTACCTTTGCTGAGAAATTCTGACACTAATGGTCACGGGCAAAAGATCGCAGCCCTGAGTGATCTTATGGTTCAGAAGACTTGGGGCGGCAGAATTATGTCCAACAAAAGCTACGATTTTGATTGGATCTCTCCCAAGTTATTTTTATTTGAAATAAAAGCCAAGGAGCGGAACGTTGTTCCCCAACCTTGGCACAACTGCGCGGTCAAAGAATACAATACTAAACAGCAATGCGATTACTATCTTTTTACCAGCATCTTTGGCGATTACAGCAGAGGCTGGATTCTCGGCCACATTAAGAAAGAAAAGTTTTTTGATTTAGCTGAATTTTATAAGAGTGGAGAAGTTGACCCCGATCCTCGCGGAGACAAATACGTTTTCCCCTCAAGCTGCTACAATTTAAAAATCGAACAGTTAACTTCTAATTAATAAAAAAAATGGGCCACTACATTCCAACTAGATACAAGTATATTCACAATAAATTTTTCAATAGGCAGTTTAAAAATATTGATCAATCAAAAATCTTTTTTTCTCCAGAAGATGAAGATTTGAGGTCGCATTTAGCCGATTTGATAAATGATGACGGATTCTTGCACCTAAGATGCCAACAGGATTTTTTGTTTGCTGTTCATTTGGAAATTGCGGACAGAATGGGATGGAATCCCGAAAGAAGCAGAAGATTTTGCGTAACCCACATCAATGGCAACAGAATGGACAACCGTAGAGAAAATTTAAAATTAGTCACTCGGTCAGAACTTAAAGCGATAGCTAAGGAAAGAAAAAATAATCAAAAAAATCTATTGACAGAAGCACATTCTTGCGTAACTTAACCAGTATGCAACTCTCACTTTGCTGCATCTCTAACGTTCTTGCCGAGCGCGGAATCAAGTTTCAGACTATGACTCTGACTCGTTTCCTTGCGCTGCCTCGCGCCGACGCTGTTCGCATTCTCAGCGAACGCATCCTAAACAATTTTATTGTTACCAACGCCATTATTCAATACTGCGCGAATTGCGGTATTGCTGGCTACCGACTCTCCTCTACGCTCGTACCTGTCATCTCTCACCCCATAGTCAACTTGCGCCTGCAAGATTTGCCCAATTGGTCCGACATTCGCGCTGCTCTTGACGCCATCTCTCGCACCATCAAGCTTACCGGCGTTCGCGTTTCTGCTCACCCTTCAGAATACATCACGCTTACTAGCCTTGACCCTGCCGCTATTCGTAATAGCGTTGACGACCTCACTCAGCACGCCAACCTTTTTGACCTTATCGGCTTGCCCCAAGACTATCGCTCGCCACTCAACATTCATTGTCGCCAAGACGGCGATCCAGTAGAAATTTCCCAACGTTTTCTGTCTGTCTTCAACACCTTGCCCGCTAATGTTCGCAGTCGTCTTGTTATCGAGGTCAACGATAATGTTGGCGGCACTTGGTCTATTCGTAATCTTTTCCAGTACTTTTACTTGACATCTGGCATTCCTATCACTTACGATTCTCTGCATCGCCAATTCTGCAATCACGGCAACGATGACTCTACTGATTTTCACCTCGCTTACTCTACTTGGCCTCTTGCCCCTTTGTTTCATTACTCCGAAGGTGTCAATGGCACACGCAAACACGCCGATATGCCCACAGGTATTCCCAATTCCTACGGTAAGCCCGTATTCTTTGACGTAGAACTCAAAGCCAAAGATCACGCAATTATTCATATCCTCCAACAATGCAAAGCAAAATAGACAGCACAAGAGATAAAGTCGCAGCTTTTTTAAGTGAAAAAAATATTCCATTTGAAATTGCTCCAATCAACCTAGAACACGAAAACCAACAAAAATCTTTCACTGGTTACAAAGTATTAATGCAGAGCCTTTCTAGCGTTATCGCTTGGAATTTCAATTCACGTAAGGTTGAGTTTCTTGCTTTGAACGAAAATCTAATCCAGCACCTTGTGTCAGAAGGTATGACCGACGAGCAGATTATGGAGCAAGGAAAGGTTTGGATTCACATCAAGAATCTTACGACCTACAAGAAGCTGCTCGCACTTTCTTTTGAGCCTGCAAATTAAAATCAATTAAAATGAAGTTCCATCCCGTATTTTCTTCAAAGAGTGTTCAAGAAATATACGCTCTCTACAATACTCTCAACGCTGAATTTTTAAAGAATTTTAAATACCAAGCGGAGTTTAGAATTACGAACGCATCGTTCAAGGACGATTTCATTCTGGCCGTCGAAGTCTTGTCAGAAACTGAGCGTAAGTGGCTGGAAGATAAGGTTCTAGAAATTTCTTCAGAAAAAGTTAAGAAAACTTCTTGACGGAACCCGCCCCCTGTGGCATATTAGGGGTGTAATCAAATTGCTCCAATGATTGTCAAAACCATCCAAAAGAACGTCGTCGAGTCTCACGACTTCCGTAGCGAAATCGCTACCATTGACCAGCAGGAGATGAGGTACGTCTCCTCTCTCCTGCGGAACAACTATTCTGAGCCGATTCTCGCTACGGTTCGTGAGATCGTCGCCAATGCGCTCGATGCGAATCGCGGCTCTTCGCAACCCATTTCCATTCAGTGCCCCAATAGGATTGATGCCATTTTTAAGGTCCGCGACTTTGGCGCTGGCCTCTCTGAAGCTGACCTCTTTGGTCTCTACACCAAGTATGGTCGCTCGACCAAGCGTTCTGATAATGCCTGCATTGGCGGGTTTGGTATCGGTCGCTTTGCGCCCCTGTCTTACACTGATTCTTTTACTGTTATCTCTTATCACGGCGGCGAAGCTTTGACCGTGATGGTTTACGTTGACGAGCACGGCGACACTCGTTTTTCGATGCTGAATCGATGCGAGTCGAACGAGCCGTCTGGCTTGGAGATCAATGTTGCAGTCAAGTTCGATGATGTTAGCTCTTTTCAAACTGCGCTCAACAGCGTCTTGCGTTTTCAAGACTGCAATTCGTATGTTACCAACTTGCAGGTCAACAAAATTGAATGGCTGACTAAGACTGATAAGTGGGGAGTGTCGAGTCTTACAGACAATTTTATTGTGATGGGTGGCATCTCTTATCCCATCAAGATCGACGCTTGCATTCCGTTGGATCACCCTATGCTCAAAGACTGGTCTTATACCGTTGGACTGGTTCTTTTCGCTCCGGTT